GTTAGCGGAGGACCAGAAGGCTTCTCTTCTCGCCGCCTTGGAAGACAAGGGCATCCCCCATGCCCGCATCGCTGAGGTTATGAGCGAGCATGGCCACGGGGTTTCCCCGAATGCCGTGGCCAACTACAGGCGGAGCATGGCCCATGGCTGAGGCCTTCAAGGAAGACCTCGCTAAGTCAAGACTAGGAAAGATCGCTGACCTCCTGGAGCGTTCAGGGATTGACCCTGAGGAAATCGGGGCTGTGGAAAAGGTCCGCATCTCCGAATGGCAGGGTCTTACCAAGAATGAAGAAGGCGAAGCCGAAATCCATGACCTTGGTGGGGTCTCTGTCGTTATCGCCCCGGCATGGGCTGACGGTCCTGAGTGGCCTGTCGTTCAGCAGGCCCGACCCCTCACAATCAAGCCGTCGCCACGGCAAGCGAAACCTAAGTCGAAGTACAAGACGTGCGTCATTCTCCCTGATCCTCAGATCGGGTACCGCATGTATGAAGACGGCACCATGGACGAGTTCCATCATGAACCGTCGATGGATGTCGCTATGCAGATCACCAAGGACCTGGACCCTGACCTGATCGTCAACCTGGGCGATTACCTAGACTTTGCGGAGTTCGGCAAGTTTGAGCAGGAGCCAGCGTTCGCTAAGACGACCCAGGCGTCCATTGACCGTGGTTACAAGTTCCTCATGCAGCAGAGAGCGAATGCGCCCGACGCTCACATGGTGCTCCTAGAGGGCAACCACGACCGTCGCCTCCAGAAGGCGATTACGAACAACTCGGCTAGCGCCCTGCACTTGAAGCGTGCGGACCGTCCCGATGACTGGCCCGTGATGTCAGTCCCGTTTCTACTGCGCCTCCAGGATGACCCGTTGAACGTCGAGTATGTCGGTGGTTACCCGGCGGGCATTTACTGGGTGAATCAGAACTTGGCGTGCATCCACGGTCACATCACCAGGAGCCGTGGTTCGACAGTCGCAGCGGTTGTGGATGATGAGCGGACATCTATCATCCATGGGCACATTCACAGGATCGAGTTACAACACAAGACCAGGCGTACTTATGACGGGGCGAAACGTAGTTTGGCGGCTTCTCCGGGGTGCCTTTGCCGCACCGATGGGGCTGTGCCGTCGACTAAGGGGTCTACGGACCCTCATGGTCGCCCTGTGAACGCGGTGGAAGACTGGCAACAGGGTATGGCTGTGGTCACTTACGAGGAAGGCGACGGGAACTTCGATGTCGAACTCATCCCCATCTCAAGAGGGGAAGCCATCTTTAGAGGCACCTACTACTCAGCAGCCCCCAGTACAGCCAACCGCTGAGTTCACTTTTGATGATGACATCCCGCAGGCGAGGCATTTCCCGATAATCACGATCGTCCTCTCGTTGGATGACCCTGGGGAACCGAATCACGTTGATTTGGGGTCCGTCCCTCCTCAGATCGCTGCCGCTGCCCTGGAGGGTATTGCCCGCCAGTTGACGAGGTTGTCGTGGCCGAGCCGAGTCTCCTATGCCGGCCAAACTATCTTCGATCCTGCACAAATGTTCCCTGATTTGGATGATGATGACGACGACGAGGACGACACGTTCATCGGCGATTGACCCCTGTCACCATTACATGGCCAGGTGTGTAACCATTATCTGAACGGGGTGCTTACCTCGTGTACACCTATCCACCTATATACACGAGGTAGACCTAATGGCAGTTACGGATTCCCACCTACGGGAACTCAAGACTGCTCTCCGCGACACCCTGGCTGAGAACGATGCAATCGTCAACTCCGCCGAGGCGAATCGCGAAGAGGGCGGTCCAGACATTCAGGTCGACGCGAAGCATATCAACGGCTTCCGCGCCAATCTCACCAAGGCCCGTGATCTGCGCGAGCAGATCGAGGCCATGGAAGGCCAGAAGGAGATGCAGGACTGGGCTTCTGCATCGCCTGAACAGCCTGAGATCGTCGCTGAAGCCAAGGAAGCAACACAGCCTTCCAGCGTCGGCCAGGGATTCATCGACTCCGATGAGTTCAAGTACCTGAACGGGGGCCAGAACGGCCTCACCATGCACGTCCCATATTCCGTCAAGGGCGACCTTGGCGACATGTGGCAGCGCAAGGACGTTTACACGACCCTCCCCAGTGGGACACCGGCTCAGTTCGGTACCCCGCAGCGGGATGCGATCGTGGAACGCGCCCACCGTGCTGCACGCGTGCGTGACCTGTTCAACGTACAGCAGACCTCAACCAACCTGGTTGAGTATTTCCGGGTCACCGGCTTCACGAACAACGCCGCCACTACGTCGGAGCGTTCGGGATCACCCGAGACCTTTACCAGTTACCCGCAGTCGACGCTGACCATCGCTGGCGCGCAGGCCCCGGTTCGCAACATCGGTCACTACGAGGTTGCTCACCGGAATGTGCTTGCCGACGAGCCCGCGATGCGAGGCATCATCGACAACGAGTTGCTGTACGGCCTCCGTCTCACCGAGGATGACCAAATCCTCAACGGTGACGGTACCGGCACCAACCTCACTGGTATCACCCAGACCACCGGCATCTCCACCCAGGCATTGGGTTCGGATACACGGATCGACGCGATCCGTAAGTCCATCACCAAGATTGCTCTCGCTTACTACGAGGCAACAGGTATGGTCATCCACCCGACTGACATGGAGCAGATCGAACTTGAGAAGGACGGCGACAACCGTCACATGCTCACTGCTTCGATCGCTGTTGGTCCCGAGGCGCGCATCTGGCGTCTCCCGGTTGTTGAGTCCGCTGCGATCACTGTAGGAACCGGCCTTGTCGGCTCCTTCGGTATCGGTGCGAGCCTCTATGACCGCATGGAAGGCAGCATCCGCATCTCCGAGAACCACTCGGACTTCTTCGTGAGGAACGCCATTGCGATCCTCGCCGAGGAGCGGATTGCTCTGGCTGTCAAGCGGCCCGAGTCCTTCTGCACCATCACCGGCATCTAGCCACCTCCGCCTTCGGGCACTGAATGGGACCGGGCACCTTGTGCCCGGTCCCGTTTAGTTTTGGTAGTGTGTCGGTATGGAGAACAAAGACACTGGACGCAGGACTGTCGTTCTGGACCGCGACCTCTACGAGGAAGCGAAAGACGGGACGAAGTTCCTTCTAGCGCGCAAGGGTGAGAGAATCACACCCGAGGTAGCGCGCCGGCACAAGGTGCTGCCGATCGAATCGGCGGCCTCACCGACCCTGGAATCTAAGGTTGTCACCGCTGCTGAGCACCAGGCGACAACAGGGATAATGACTAAGGCCCTCTGAGGGCCTCCACCTCCACGGAGTGATTCCGTGGCAGCGTTTCTGCAAGGGCCACTGCCCTGCCAATCTTCCATCTAAAGCGAGCCGCGTACACAATCGCCGACCCAAGGACGGCGACGACAACAGCGAAGAACGCTAGGAGGTATTCAATGATGCCCACGGAAGCAGTCTATCTGTGAAGCGCTCCGGGCCACCAAAGCGCAAGACCCCGCTCAATGTCATGAGCAACAAGCGAAGAGCCGAACTCGGCATTCGTAGGCGGGTTAGGGAGGAAGTCCTCGAAAGAGATGCGTACAAGTGTGTTGCTAAACACCTTGTTTCGGATGTAGAGTGTTGGGGTCCTCTGGACGTAGATGAACTACTCCCCAGGGGGCGAGGAGGGGACTGGCTAGACCCTGACAACTGTCAGGTCCTGTGTCGGGCCCACCACGATTGGAAACACTTACATCCAAGTGAGGCAGTTTCTCTAGGCCTCACCAAAAGCCGGAAGAGTTACAACGACCCGTGAAAGAAACTCAGTGGTTACCGCGTATTATGGTTGGACTGATTGGCTCAGCGACGCTCCTCCTAGTGGGAGCGACTACCGCTGAGCCGGCGTCCGACTTCTCAGAAGCCACACGAGATGTAAGTTATTATCAACCAGGGGGTGGTACAGGTCTCGACCTGAGGAAAAGCCGTACATCGGAGCCTCAGGGACAGGGGTTCGATTCCCCTCACCTCCACCAGGTTGGCGTCGGGGCTGTCGTCGTCGAAGTCCCCTCCACCTCGGCCGTTCCGGCGTCAACCACCACATCGCTCGTACCAGAAGACCTACCTCCGGTCGGGGGTTATCGGTATTACGAACGCAGCGCCCGCGTCACCGCCCTCCAGGTAGAACTTGGGATGCAGTCTGTCGATGGTATCTACGGGCCGAAGACACGCAAAGCCCACATCGAATCGCTTGGTGGCCCCTCCACCGCCGTCATCATCTTCTACCCCGAACTGTTCGACACGCCAACCCCCTGTTCACATGGGTGCCTACCTGGTGATAGCCACTATCTGCTCCCAACGCTTGGGGAACTCATCAACAAGTATTTCCTCCCCGAGGATAGGGAACTGGCTCACCAGATCGCGTTCTGTGAGTCCAGTGGCCGGAGTTGGCATATCGGGTCTGAGGTGGTTTCACATGCTTTCGCCATCGGCTGGTTCCAGCACCTAGCCAAATACTGGACGGAGCGTTCCGAGAAAGCCGGGTGGGGTGAGTACCACCCATTCCACGGCGAAGCCAATGTCGCTGTCGCCTCGTGGTTGTTCTATTCCAGTGGGAAACATCACTGGAATCCGAGTAAAGCCTGCTGGGGGGAGTTCGATGCCTGAGCATGAGACAACTGACCATTACAAGAGTCACGCGATCTACTTCACGATTGAAGACTTGGCGGAGATACTTGGTGTTCCTGCCGACGAACTAGGGGTCAACCATGTTGACACTGCCCCCAACAAACCCGAGATGGCGGTAAGGGTCAACTTGCGGCAAGGGTTCTAAGCCCGGGCTTACACAAACTGCCATGGGATAATGGTGGGTGTCACAAGGCGGCCAAATCCCAATACCGAGAGCGGAATCCGCTGGTTGGGATAACCCTGAATCGGTACTCGCCGTTGAACGCCCAGAGTGGCAAGCCGAGGGTCTGTGCAGGGGCTCTGACACTCCTGAAATCTTCTTCCCCTCTCCTGGCGACACGGAGGCTCTCAAGGCGGCCAAGGCCACCTGCAACCGGTGCCCGGTGGTCACGCAGTGCCTGGTTTACGCTCTTGGCAACAACGAGCGGTACGGCATCTGGGGTGGAAAGAGCACCCGTGAGCGTTTGCTTATCCTCCGTGCAAAGAGGATGATTGAGAAGGGCGAAGCCTAATCGTCCGCGTCCCAGTGAAAGCGTAGGCTAGGGCAATGGCCATCATCACTTACCAGGACCTGGCGACGTACATGAATCGCACGTTCAGCGCCGGGGAGCAGGCCGCGGCCAACCACATGATCGGTGGCTTGGAGCGGGAGTTGTCCCGGATTCTGGGCCGTTCGCTAGTAGGCACCACCGTCTCCAGCGAATCCCACATCCTCAAGAGGAACCAGCGGCAGATTTTCCTCAAGGAATACCCCGTCATTTCAGTCACCACCTTGAAGATCGGTGATCTCGGGTCTGAGATCACGCAAACCTTGACCGATTTCGACATTCACCCGTGGGGGATCGACGGCATCCTCGCTAGGGCAACGGGGACAAGCGCCCTGGTCTCTTAC